TGGTAGCTGGTTTAGATGTAATACTTTCAATGAGGGTAATTTTTGAATTAAATACATCTTTAACATCATAGTCTTTCATTTTCTTAGATTCGAAAATCTTATAGATTGATGCAAGTACTCTATAATTTGAAATAGGTGAAGAAAGGAATTCATCCATATTGAATGATTCGTTAATCTTTTTAATAAGATTATACTTCTCTCTTTGAAGTTGTTTTTGGTCAATACGATTGTGTGCCTCATTGACAGTATCAATAAACTTTTCGGCTCTTGTTTCTGAACTATATCTTTCTTTGATAAGAAGTTCGTACAATCTTAACTCTTTGTTTAACTCTGTTTTTGGGCTAAAAAATTCACTTACGATTTTTTTAGCTTTTTCGGTAGTATCTCCGTTAAGAACTTCTAAAGTGATTTGTCTCACCAAAAGTTCAAACAGGATACCTGTATTCTTAAATTTTGAATGTTTTACCCTCTTCATTGTGTTTTTATCCTATAATAATATATCAATATACGATACTTTACATCGTATATAAATATAAGTTAATTTTGATTTCCTTAATTTTTATTCATCAATCAAATTTACATCATCTAAAAAGTCTCCGTTTTCACTCATCAACTTTCGTTTTGCAGAAACTCCATTAACATATTCTCTTGCAATCTTTTGAGTAGTTTTGTTTACTTTAGATTCAGTTTTTGACAATGCCTTTCTAATTTCCTTTTTACCTAATGGGTCTCTCCCATAAGGATGTTTGTCTTTACCATAGGTGTTTCCCTCTCTTGGTCTACCACCTTTGTTCTTTAATTCAGTTTTTAGTTCTTCTAACTCATCTTCAACATCAGTTGGCTCTTGTTCCATTGCAGGGTCATTCCCCTCATCTTCAATTGAACGATATCTAAATCTATCTTTAAGGTCATTAATAAGTTGTTCTTTTTGGAAATCAACTTCATCTTCACTAAAGTTAAAGATATTTTTGTATGCCCAATCTTTAGATACCATATTTAATTGTTGAATATCAGAAACTAATCTAACTTTCTCACTCCAAAGATTTACTTTTTCTTGTTCATAAATTGTAGATGGATTTACTAAGTCTAATTCAAAGTCTACCATTTCAGGCCCTTCAATACCTTGTGCAGCCAAATGAGTTACAGCAATTTTAGTTAATTCTGAAATAAGTGTTCTTTGAATTCTTTCAATCGTTCTTGCAAATCTTACATCTTCTGCAGCAAGAGTTGCCTTACCATTTACATTCTCATCATATCCTAAATATGCTCTTGGAATTTTAAGAGCTGCAAATAGTTTGTTTTTTAAGTAATCAATATCATCAATTGCAGTGTATTCTAATCCACCTAATGAATCGATTTCAGTTCCACTATCACCACCCCTAACAGGTAAGAAGAAATCCTCGGTTAAGTTTTGGATGTTATACTTTAAGTTATAATCACCAGTCTTTTTATCCACAAACGGAGTTTTCTTCATTTTAGAAATAATTTTCTGCATGTAGTTATCAACTTCTTGTGGTGGAATGTTACCAATATCGATTTTGAAAACTCTCTTATCTGGTGCTCTCATAATTCTGTGAATCAACATAGCATCTTCCATTAGAGAAACTTGTTTCCAAATTCTTCTACCATTCTCAATCATTGCTTTTCCATAAGGAAGGAAGTTAGTATCTGATAATAATCTAAAATGTACTACTTCAAAATTTTCATATTCACCTTTTCCAGCAGGGTCATGATTCAATTTGAACTTTACATAATTTGAATTATTTGGGTCAGTATTTTCCAATCTTTCCAATTCATAAACTGGAAGTGGTTTTACATTAATGATACCAACGCCTGGTTGTATTTCTTGTAATAAAAAGAAATCACCATACTTAACCATGTTTCTTGTCCAAGACCATAGGTTAAATTCTATATTCAAAATATCATAGAAAAGATTTTCTAATATTTCTTTTACTTTTTCGTTTTTTGATTTGATTTGTACAACTTCACCGAATTCGTTTTTAAGTGTACATTCATCTGCGTATATATCTAATGCCGATGAGATAATTGGGTCATTATCCATAGCATCATAATCTCTGAATAGTTCTCTACGAACTTGATGGTATGCCATCGATTGAGCTGCCATCTGGTCTCCATAAAAAGACCTTTGTAGTTTGGTGTATCTATCTCTTATATTCATAAGATTAGTACCACCTTGCTGTCTATCATCTATATCAACAACTTTTCTCTTCCCATCCTTATCAACCTTTACGATTGCCTGAGTAGAAAAGAGTTTCGTTAATCGATTAAAAAATGAACTATTGTTTTGTTCTGCCATTTTGTTTCCTTATTTTATAACCTTTATTCTTTTATCTTAATTATGAGGTCTCCCTCACCCTTAATAACCCTATGAAAAGTTTCTTTTGGTATTTCTACTACATTTCCACTTTCCAAAGTTTTAGGTAGTTCGTTATCCATTTGAAACTTCCATCCATTGGATTGAATAACTTCAACTACTCTATCGTTTTTATCTCTATGCCAAACTAATTCTTCAGATTCTACATCCTCTGAAAAAGTTCTTACAATAACATTACTCTCAATAACTTCTTTATATGGATTCATTACCAATAGAAATTACCTTGAGTAATACCTAAAGATTTACCATAACGAGGCATGTTACAAGCCCAATACCCTGCTTTAGTTTTATCTTTTTTATCACTACAATTATGTCTATCTGCAAATGCCTTTCTAGCATCTTTGTCAGAAATCTTTGCAGATAATCCACCTTTTGCATCACCAAAGTTTACCTTAATCACATTTCCTTTTTTGTTCTTAACATAAACTTGATATTTTTTAGGACCTGAACTTCTTTGTGGTTTATTGAGATTTACTTTCTTTCCATTGTATTCTGCTTCATTAATCTCCATTGGAAAATCTAAAAGAACTTTTTTTCCTTCATAAATCCCCCACTTACCTAAATCAGATTCTAATAACCAAATATCATCCTCATCAATAGAGTTCAGTTTTCCTTCATTATATAAAGAACGTGCCTCATTATATAGTTCGAAATAACCTTTTGAACCATATCTAAATACATTCTCCACCAAAGGTGTGTTAGTATCTATATGATATTGTAGTGCCTCCGAAAGGTTACTTTCGTTACATTCCAATATAATATTATTACTCAAACTATACATATACTGTATAAATATTAAAAACTAAATTTATAACCATTTAGTTAAATCTTCAACATCTCCACCAACATCCATTTGCCATGGATTTTCATCTCTATCGTTACCTCCATACACTCCACTATAAGTATGAGATGAGATACTATCAATTGCCTGTTTAGTTAAATCAATACCTTCTTGTCTTAATCTCAATGCAGTATCTCTTACCCAAAGTGAAATTGCCAAAGACATTGTAAGGTCATCGTTATAACCTCTCATTGCCTCTGCTCTACCATTCATCCAAATAAATGTGAATAGTTCATCGATGGTTCTAATTGAACGGATTATAACTGATTTTTCTCTTACATACTCTTCCAACTTTGAAATAATTAGTGGTCGAGTTCTTGAAGTCGTTGAGAACCCTGCAACCATTCCTCTATCTTGTGCTCTATATCTATTTGAATGTTGGTGTTCAACATCCACATATTTCAAGTCTTTACTCATGTAATATAAGTTAGGATAGTTTCTATCTATCACTTGTTGAATTGTTGCCCAACCAATATTTGCATTTTCAATCACGAGTAATGCATTATTATATTCTGTTGCTAAACTTACTAAGAAGTTTCCAAAATCTTTAGTATCTAATTTACCCTTGTACTCTGCAACTTGTTCCGAATCTTCTACATCAATCACATGGGCAGCAGAGTAATCCGATGAATCACCTCTTGCGACATCAGCAACTACTATGTAAGATTTGTTATAATTTGGATATTGCCACTTCCATAAGTTACCATCGAACCCACCCTTTTCAACAGGTTCTTGGACATAAGTTTCTTTATAGAACTGAAGTATTTGTGGTTCAATTACTGAATCACCCGATGATACGAAATCACAATCACATTCTTGTGCTGCACCTTTTGGTCCTAATAAAGTTTCTTGTTCATCTCTCCAATCTTGATTTCGTTCAGGGTGAACTGACCAATGTAATCTAATGTGATTAAATCCATTTGTTCCTTCTTCTGCACCCACCCAAGTTTTGTGAAAGAAATTACCCACACCATTTGGTGTTGAAAGGATAATTGCATTACCACCAGTTGAAAGAGTAGATTGTGCCGAAACCCAAATTTCTTCAATCTTATCAATGAATGCAGCCTCATCAAATACTAATAAGGATAGAGCCTCGGAACGACCAGCATCTCCTGCAGCAGAAGTTGCCTTAATCTGAGAACCATTTGAGTATCGAAGTGATAGTTTGTTATCTTCAATGGTTGTTAACTTTAACCAAGAAGGAAGATAACTATTCATTACTCGAACCTTTGTTACCAAGTTTTTGGCAACCTCTTGTTTGGTTGCAATTACTAATACATTGAAATCATCATTAAACAACATTTTCCATAAAGAGAATCCTGCCGTTAAAGTAGAGATACCAGTTTGTCTGGATTTAAGAATGATATTATATCTATGATTCTTAAACTCAGTTAAGGTTTCCTCTTGAAACGGATAAAGGTGAAAAGGAATTTTCCCTCTCACCGGATGCTGAATCATACAATACTTTCTCATAAAGTATATTGGGTCAGAAGCACACTTCTTATACTCTTCAGCTATGATTGCCTTTAATGATTTCTTTTGTGCCAAAATCTATTTATTTTTTCCGATTTTCCAATACATACCACCTGTAACAAATGGTGCAAGTTGTGAGGTATTAGAATTGTTCTGAATACCTAAACCTAATTGATATAGATTATTCTTTTTACTTTTTAGGATTAATCCAGCCCCAACATTACTGATAATATCATCTTTGTTGAATCCTCCATTTAATCCCCAATAAAATTCGTTCTTAGGTAACTCTTTTACAATCGTTGTATTATAAACAGTTGGGATTTGGAAAAACCAATCTACATCTCTTGATTGGATTTTGTTTTGTGAAATGATATCAGTTAGGATACCATATCCTAAAGTTGGATTTGGTTTTTGTCCTAATGAATCAGTAACTCCTTTTGGAAAATCATATGTAAGATTAAGTGTATCTTTTACTTCATACTTTGCGAAATAATCTTCTACGATTTTCAAAGTATCAATATCGATTGGTACTTCTACTTCAACTGTTTCAGTTACTACTTTAGTAATATACTTTGGTACATATGTTGGAACTTTTACTGTCTTTTCTACAACAACAGTATCTACTTTTTGTTCCAATAATTCATAATCTTTACCATCTACATTTACTATTTCTTTTTCACCATCTTCTTCACCACCACAACTTCTTAACAATAATACCACACATAGTGCCATTATCATTATTGTTTTCAAATCAAATTTCTTTAACCAACTCATAATTCATAGGTTTTAATTTCTCATAGGCAGCATTTCTTTTTTCAATAACTTCGGTAAGTTCTTTCTTACCATTTTCAATATCAGTCTCAATCTGTTTCTTTAATGTATCAATATCTTCATTTGAAGACCATTTTTCAACAGAACCATCATCATTAATATATTCATGAATATTTGATACTTCTTTAAGTGCCTGATTCCACTTTTCTAAAACTTCGGTTCCATATGCTGCCATATTGGAATATATTTTATAATCTTCATACTCTTTCCATAAACCATCTAATCTAATTATTTGTTCTTTTTTTGCCAAACAAACTGTACAGAAGCCTGTTTTAGATATTAATTTTTTATCTGCAGATGAATACTTTTGTTTATTACAATCTTCTGATTGGCAAGATGATTTGATTTCTAAGTATTGTCTTACTTTAGAAAGTTCCGATGAGGCTTTTGATTGTTTTACTTTACCATATGATTTTTGTTCCCAAACTATACCATTTTCTTCCCAAACATCACCAACATTTCTTTTTGTTGTTTCTTTAACATCAGATAGGGAAATTTGAGTATCTTTTTGATACTCACCAGTTTGAATCATATTTACCAACTTCCTACGAGTTGGGTGCATGAATTTTTTATTGAATTTTTTCTCAGCCATAAATCGTAACTTATATATCCATATATATAAGTATTAAGTTTTTTACTATTCGTAAAATAAACCGAGAATCTGATTGAGAGGTGCGAATGTGCCCGTTAGTTTGAAAGTTTTCCCACCATACACAAATACGATTCCTTCATTTGGAACAATTTTATTCTTTCCTCCGATAGAATTTAGTCGTTCCAATTCTAATTTTAGTTTTTTTACTTTCTTAGGGTCACCTGATTTTCTAACATCTTTGATAGTTTGGTCTAATCTCTTTTTCATATCTCTAACTGCCTTATCAGGATTTACAGTTAGTGCTGAACTCATGAATGAAAGTACTTCTGCACCTAAACCTAAGAAGATATCTTCAAATGGTCTAATATTATCTTTTGCCATTTTTGCATGGTCATTTTTATCAATTCCTTTTGCCCACTCTAATGTTTTTTCATCAGTAATGTTTTTCTTATCTAAACGGAATGATTTATCATAGAATGCCCATCTCTTAACTAATCCCATTAGAGTTTTGTTATCTAATTTAGATGGTGATTTCTTAGTTACAAAATCCATCCAAAATGCTTGATGATAATCAGCAATTCCATCGGTATCTTTTAACTTAAATTTAGATTGTAGTTTTGAGATTTGTCCATTATACTTTCCTTTCATAGCAGAAAGGTTTTTAGATTTTGGTAATTGAACAACTGGTGGGCCTTGGATTGTATATGCAGATTGTACATCTTGATTTACTTGTTTAATCATTCCTGCAAGTATTCTTGCTGCATCTTGATTTTCACCAATAGCAACACCATCATCATTATACTCCATTGTTCCATGGAATACTAAAAGTGCCTGTCCATAGGGTACTACATTAACAGAAGTTGGATAGATTACCTCCAAATTCATAAAGCATGCTCCTCCTTTGAAAATCTTATCTCTCTGCTTTTCACTTAACTTAGATATTGCTTTCGTTAAATCTTTCATTGCGAAGTTATACGCCTTTTCTAATTCTCCTCTACCAGCAAACTTCATCGCTACACCATTGATATCTAATGCACCTTCTCCTTTGTTTTTCAAATGTCCTTTGTTTCTTGCTGCAACTAATCTTCCATCTCTCCAACTAACTGCTAATGCTTGTCCATCGGTCTTTTCTCTTGTCAACTCCAAATTCCCCTCTAAAGCACGATTTACAATATCTTTTAATTGTCCAAAGGTTAAATTGATTTCGGTATCAAATGGGTGATTCATATGTCCATACGCACCACCTTCCATAATTAATCCTTCGGTAATACCACCACCTAATGCAGGTTCGTAGTATTTCTCTTTTGGTTCTTTATTAAATTTCTTTCTTAATTTCTTTAATTCTTTTTCATGGTCATCTATCCATTTTTGGTCTGGATATCCATGTGGTGCAATTTCATCCAATTCATCATCACCTAAACCTTCTCTGTCTGGTGTTGATTGTATGTTACTCTTAAACATCACATATTCAGAAAGTGAACCATATTTAATAATTAATTCACCCAAGACTTCCAATCTACCCATCTCTTCTTGAAATTCAATATCATCCATATTGAAATTAATCTTTGAGTGAGTTTCTTCAAATTCTTTTTTTGCAGATTCTAAATCAAAGTTTCCATTTGCTGCTTTTTCATAATATGGAAGTTTTACATTAAAGTGATGATGAGTAAGTAATGAATCACCTCCCTTTTCTTTTGCAGTATTAGATATTTTTTCAGCACCTTCACCTCTACCATCTGCAAAGTTATTGAACTTACTTGAATCAATATTTTCTTTAATAATTTTATCTTTTGCTAATAAGTGAACTAATTCAGCACCAATATAATCAGGGCTTTCTCCTCTATGCCACTTTCCATGGTCTTTCATGTATTTATCTGATAAGAAATCAACCTTATCTTCATAATCCATTCTATTGATTTTTGCTCTATTTTTATATGCCCATTTTTTGAAATCCATATAGAAAAAATCATTTACACCTTCAAATTTATATTCTGGTGAAGAAGTTTTGAAATCATCCTTTCTCATTACAGTTTTAGCAATTACTTTATTTGCCTGTTTCATAAATGGAATATTGATTTTACTTCTATTATCTTTTGCTACTATTTGTCCATATAAGTTAAGGAAGTTTACAAACTCTTTTTTCTTTTTTCCTAATCTTTTGAAGAATCCGATTAGTTCTGCAGATGAGATTGGTTTTTTATTTCTTGGGTCAGTTAACCTATCGAAAAAATGTTTATCAGTTAAAACTACATCAACTGGATTAAGTTGTTTATCTGCATATTGGTCAATCTTAACTAAATCTGCCATTGGGATTTCATTAATTGTATTTTCTTTTAAGATTCTAAAGGTTACAACTTTCTTACCATTAATGGTTGGCATTCCATGTTCATCTTTACCGATAGTTTTAACAACTGTCTTTTTGTTTTTGAATCTACCAGTTAAGATTGTATCACCAACATTTACTGGAAGTTTAATGTCTTCATTAATGTTATTTGATTTTTTCCAAGCTTGGAGTTTTTCTAAATCATACTCTTTTGATTGATTATCAAATCCACAATTATGGCATAAATATTTCTGAGTGTCGTTTGTTTCTATTTCCCATTGATGGTCACATTTTTCACAATTGATTGAAGTATCATTATTTGTGGTTTTATCGTAAGACTCCTCCACTATATTAGTTACTTCTTCTTTTTCTTTTTCAATACCTACCAATGATTCTTCTCTCTCATCTTCTAATTCAATGAAGTCAACTAATGAATATCCAACCAATCCTGCTATTCTTGTTACATGCTTAAACCATTTATCATATGCCTCTGAACCGTAGAAATCTTTTTGGTTTGTAGCAGTTGTTTTACCAGCAACACCTGCAGGGAATGGAGTTACTGCCTTTACAGGTCCATCTGGGTAAATTGGATG